CAAATGTATCTTCTGCCTTTGATACAGGAAGTACAATTTGAAAGATACCAGGAACCTTTCCTGCACTAGTGTATCTAAGACTATCAGATTTAACTGCTTGGACAAGATACTCTAGTGAGGTTACACATCCACTAATATATCCTGCTTCATATTTTTCACATACAAGATCATAGTCACTACTATACCCCCAAACTTCAATTCCAGTTTCGATCATACTGCGGGACATATCCACAGCAATATCACTGTTAAACCAAATCAATCCAACTTTCATAAAATTCTCCTACAATTTAATTTGTAACTATGGTAATATTGGAGGAATAACTCCAATCAATCTGAGAAGGCCCTCAGCAAATAAACATAAGACAACCCACCCAAAACACATGCTGATAATACCTGCATTTCTATTGTGTCTCCGAATAGCATAGTCAATCATCTCCTGACACTCTTTTTAAGTAACATAATTTTCTGACTTTATTTCATCTATCCGATAATTCATTTTTCATAATTTTATCAATAGGATCTGGTGCTCCTCCAATAATTGCACATGCTCTCCGATAAAAGAAGTTGTTGGTATTCCCAGATGACTCAAAAGTCTCTTTGACTTTCACCCAATTATTATAAGTGTGCTCGTCCATGGTTTTTAGATTGAAATGCATATTAGATATAATAGTTACTAATTTGGATTTGTCAACTTATTTTGATTTCCTAATATTACCTGACATCAAAATTCATTTTACGAACTTTACGTTGCTTTCTTTGTTCTTGCCATAGGATATCTTCCGTTGAAAGAACTCCTTTTTTATTTTTAGGATGATAAGAGTTTAACATAACAATATTCGAAAAATCAACTGCAGAAATCTTATCACCACGAATAGTTGCTGTGTTAGGACAACCACAAGAAACTGTCTTACTTGAGTGTCCTTCTAATTCTTTTCCGCAGGAACGACACCTAATCCTTATATTTTCCATTGTATAATTCTTTATACGTCTTCATTTTTCAGTTATTTATAATTTTTCTTCTAACATATACTCTATTGTATTGGCAACATCATTCATTGCGTCTCACAATTCCTTACGTTGTCCGGCATGTTGTTCTACTTTCGTAACACCATTCTTAGATTCTTCATAGAGAGTCCATCTCCATTGACTCATACTCTTAGAGTACCAAAGATTAATTTTCATTTGTAGAAAAATCGTCTACGCGACTAATTAGTTCTCCCATCTTACGGATCAATTGCATGTGTTCATTTTCTATTTCCCCAATACGACTCTGTAGTATCTCAATCATATCATAGATATTATCACAGTCTGCAATTTTTTGTTCCGACTTTTTCATTTTATTTTTCATTAGTAATCCATGTCTCCACCATAACTAATACAGATTTTCTTGTTTTCTGCTGATGCTCTACACCACTGCCTGACATAAGCATCTGCATCCTTATCCATTGCAAAGTGAGCATGATTATGCAATGTCCCTATCAGTGATATCATTCCCAGCAACAGAAGGGAGGTCATTGTTCCTGGATTCGTTATGAAGTTTATAAAATATTTTTTCATTAAAAAGGGATGCTATTGCACCCCAGTATAACATTTAAATGTCTATGTGTCTACAGTATCAGAAGGAATACTTCAGACCCAACTTGGTTCCATAACCACGGTCGATGTCAGAATCACCTGAACCGACGAAAGAAACTTCACCATATGCACCCAGTGCATCAGTCAGTGCAAGACCGAGACCTGCCTTACCAGAAGGAACAGTGTCACTTTCAGCACCATCAGGGGAGACTACAGTAGCTCCTCCTTGAATGTAATAAGAAGCAGAATCACCCAGTTCACCTTCATAACCTACGTGAAGGTCTGTGGCAGTTCCACCATAATCAGATCCAATCCAACCAGAATTAGCTTCGACGTTGACATAGGGTCCGGCTAGGGCAGCAGCAGGGACAAGAGCAACAGCAACAGCAGCTGCGGCGATAGTCGTTTTGAACATTTGTTTTTCCTCGTTTTTTTTACTTGCGGAATGGTTACCCGCAGATGTTAAGAACCTCGACTGGTTCTGTTGTAATTTGTTACTCAAGTAACAGAGTATATATACTCATTTTGTTTTTCGGGTATTCGGATAACCCGAAAGCGGAATACCAGAATCGAACTGGTGACGAAAGGTTGGAAACCTTTAGTTTTACCTCTAAACTAATTCCGCAGAGTGGGAGATTTCTCTCCCGACACACTTCCTCCACACAAGAGATAGTATAAGACAAGATTGAGTTCTTGTCAAGTGGGTTTAGTCAGGCTCGAACTGACGACTTGCAGGTTAAAAGCCCGATACTCTACCAACTGAGTTATAAACCCCTGGAGACAGTGAGACGATTTGAAAGAACCGGACATTTCCAACCCTTTCAACTCCACAACCTGGATTCGAACCAGGGACAAACGTTTTAACAGACCGCGACTCTACCGCTGATCTATTGTGGAATGATGGAGTAAGTGTAATATACCTCATAAGGATATAACAGGGACTTACCCTCTATCACTTTTATATATTACACCAGTTCTTGGATGGTGTCAAATCTTAGTTCGGTGTGTATTTCTCTATGACAATTAGCACATACACATATACACTTATCAAGTTCTTTTTTCTGCTCTTCCCATTTTCGTATTTTAATATTACCAAAGTTTTTATCTTTTTGAGTTGGTTCTATGTGATGAAACTCTAATGCGTCAATACACTTACTATATCCACATCTCTCACATTCACCACCTTTATAATCAACTGCTCTTTTTTTATTATTTTGCCACCTTTCAACAGAATATTTGTTATGGCATTTTTTGCAATTAGCCTGCCATATTTTTTTACTTTCTCTCCAATATCCAGTTTCTTCTGTTAAAAGAACTCTACATTTAGAACAATTTTGTATTGGTCTCCCATCAACTCTGAGAATATGATTTTCACCAATATAACCATCACTAAATGATTTGTGTCTAGTAGTTAAATTGTACTTATTCAACCAATACCTAACTGTGGTCTTTCCTTTATTTTCCATTTTAGATATTTGAGTGGTGGACATTCCACTCTCAATATATTCTAAAAGTTTTTGTTTATCCATATAGTCCAGAGGAAATATAATATTATTTATACAACTAAACTATTTAACAGGCGTACCTGGATTCGAACCAGGGATGAGGAGGTAGAAGCTCCTAGTGATATTCCACTTCACCATACGCCCATAAGAGACCTCCCCCTGTTTGTGCATTATTAAGAGGCATGGGAGAGGCAGGACTTACACAAGGTTTGTACCCCCGCTGCCTATGAGAGTATTATACCATTCTAAAAAATATCCGTCAACCCTCTTCTACCACTTCCGTCTCAGACACTTCTACTTCTGGTTCAGGTAAATTAACTCCGGTTGCTTCCAAATACTCAATAGCACCTTGAGTCTTTAGCATCAAATCCCTGGTTCTTGTGGAATGTTCACCAAGTCCTTCGAGTTCTGCTATCAATTTTACTCTTTGTTCTATTAATTGAGAAAGATGATTTTGCTGTTCGTTCATTTCAATGAAAAAAGATTTTATTTTATTTATTTATAACTTATAAGAAACTAAAAAGTAATCATCACTCTATCAAAGTTCCGTGTGCTCTTCTTCCCTCTCATCAACACCTAATATATAATAGATAGCATAACCCGCCATACAAACAGAAAGAAATACCATAAAGATCACTGACCACACAGGATCATTTACGTTATCAAGTGGACGAAGAATCAGATTCATCAGTAGTAGAGATACTTATAATATCTAGTCCTTCTACTTTAGAAGGTATTGATTTTATAATTGGTTTATCTTCATTCTCCCACATGTTTACAATGTCTTCTGCCTGCTTATCGACAGATGCCATTTCCATTCGGACTTTACCTTCTATCCATTTCAACCACAACCATTCAATAAACCCTAATGCAAGATGACGAACAATAGGGTTTTGTTTATTTGCCCATCTTTTTGACTTTGTATACCAAGTATCTTCACCACCCCAATGAGTCTCGAAGTTTATTTCTATCTTTTTATCAGCAGTCATTAAATACACTACCAACTTCAGAACCAATTTCAGAACCAATGTTGTTTCCCAACAAAGTTGCCCATCCTGCTGCCAACCATCCAACATAAGGAATATTAACTAAAGCAGGAAGTAGAACACCAGTACTAATTGCTGTACCCGCTATTGCACCTTGTGACCGTGCTCCAGCGTCCGCCACGATGCACTCTATGTCCTTCGCAGACTTTCCCTCACCTGTAATCGCACCTCCTTGAGTATTACGATATCCTTCTGCAGTATACTCATCTAAACTATACTCTATTCTTTTTTCAGTTCCACCACCAAATAATCCTTTCTTTTCTCTATTTAAATCCAACGACCTTTCTCTAGACAAAACCTTAGGATCATTTGCTTTATATCTTACACTATATCCATCTTTAGTTACATCCATTTCATATGAAGAATAATCTCCATTAGGGATTTGTATTATTGGTCTATTAATACTTTCTGAAGGTGTTGGTTTTAATAAATGACCTAAAATACCAATATGAGCAGCACCAATAGAAACTCCAACAAACCAAAGAATTACAGTACTAATTGCTTTAGGTTTAAAGTTCATTTTTTCTCCTCTTCATCTTTTGGTTTAGGAACAGGAACTGTTACCGTTGTTTTTTGTGTTCCCCCACCATTTCCATTAGACTTTGATGTTGTTACACCAAAGGTTGCTAATGTACCAGTAAAAACACTGGCAATAAAGGTAGGGTCAATTTTTTGCTGAGGTATTCCGGGAATTGAAACATAGTTTAAAGTTAAGATTGCACCCGTCCATGTTAATACAATTAATCTAACTAAACTGGAAATTCCTTCTTCGTGCCAATTAAATTTATCATCATGATCTTTCTTCTTTTTTGGAAGCATTGATCTGATAGTTTTGATCATTACTATTTAGTAATATACCCTTCATCAACCAAGTATTTTCTTGTTAATGGAGTGGGTTCATAGATCTCCCACATCTTACCACCAGCACATGCTTGGAGTGCCTCCATAGTCATTTTTTCAGTGCGACCTGCCCAACTTGCTTCTGCTTCCCATGCCACAACATTCTTAGGATATGTGCGTTCTGCCATAACACGCCAGATAATAGGAACAGAATCTTCAGGCATGATGATAGCAATCAAACTATTATCAATCGTTCCTGCCATGCAGTCCTGTGCAGCGTGCCATCCTTCATGACGCATTACTTGCATAAGATATGCAGTGCTGCCCATATACTCCTTATTTAAGAAAAAGTTATTACCGACAGTATGATAAACACCACGTTGTCCGAAAGGAAAATACTTTGAGTCTGCTAGAAACACCCCAACTCCAACCTGCTCCAAGGCAAGGAGAATTGAGTTGAACTCGTCAGCAACAATACTATAATCAATATCGGGATACTCACTAGAAACACTAGTGATACTTTTGACTTTATAGACTTCATCGGTACACTCTCGAAGTAACATACAACCCAGAGAGTGCATAGTATTGAATTGATTATCTTTTAGGGGGTCTGAAAGGGCAGGTAGGACAACCGCTGCCGAAGCAACCAGAGATGCGATAATTTTTTTCATGTGTAATATGCCTCAAAATATTTAATAATACCATTAGTATTTACATTGCCTTGTGAAACCCAATCATGAGCACATTCAAATAATGGTGCTTCTAAGTTATCAATTAAATCTAAAGTCATGCCCATACCATTTTCTTAGTGTAATCATACGCATAAAGTTCTCTATTACCTTTAATACCCCATCCTAACCAGTAGTATGCAGGTCTCATGTAATAAGATACTGTTTGTCCACCACCTTCAAATTGTGGAAGTACACGTTGAAAGATAGGTTCATTAATCATCCAACGAACTTGACAATCTAATTCACTTGGATTACAACTATACTTCACTGCAAAGTTTCCAAGTCCTCTATAACGATTGATAGAAGTCCATTGAATCAATCCATAACCACCCCTCAGACATTTTTCATAAGAAACACGAGCACCACCTTCACAGATGTTAGCAATGAATTTAGATTCTTGCTGAATGTTTCCCATGATTGTTGCAAGTGCATTACGATCAGAGATCTTTGTGTGCTCTTGTAATGCTGCTAGAACAACTTGTTCATTGGGAGTACAACTAGGACATTTCCAAGTCTCTTCTTCAATAAGAATTTCTTCTATAGGTTCTGGTTCCTGTGTCACTTTGATTTGTTTAGGTTCTGGGAAAGGAATTGCAATTGCACTTGCAAGAACTCCAATTCCAAAAAGTGATTTAATCATTGTCTCCAAGATATTCGAGTGAATAGATTTCATGATCCTTAAGATTCGGGTCTAACCATTCGGCAAACTCTGACTGGATCGCATGAGCATCTTCTACAGATTTTAGCACATCATCCGTCTTCATGTCACAGAGAATGTGCAGTCTGTCAACTGCCCAGTCATGG